TCTTGTGGCAGGCTCGGACGTCCTCGATGTGCTGCGTAAGAACTCGCCAAGGGCGTTCATCCTTGATGCCTGCGAGCTTGTCCAGGTCCTGGGCGGTTGCGATAAGATCTTCTCGGCTCATGTTTTCTCCTGCACAGCTCTTGCGCGAATGCTCTCAGCCCAGGTCCCGGCGCTCAGCTCCTCGGGCTCCACCCCGCACACCTGGCACCACCCGCCAAGCGCCGCGGAGACCGCGTCGCCGACACGGCAGGCGCGGCAGGTGCCCATCGCCGCGTAGAGCCTGAGCACCTCCGCGCACGGCGCCTCACGCACCAAGCGATACCCACGCCTGTTCAGACGCTGCGCCCGCGCGTCGTCAGGGAAGACCCAGGTCAGCGTTGCGAGGTCAAGCGTCGGTCGCGGAAAGGGGAGCTCCAGCTGGCTCATCGCTCGCCTCTCCCGGCGCCGGCCGGCTCGGGTTGAACACGCGTTGCGCGGCGGCCGGCCGGCGCCAGGCGGCGGGTGGGACAGGCTATCACTTGGAGGGCTTTCGGCAAACCCACAGGTTGTTTCGCGCAGAATCAGGCATCAGCGGGGCGAAGAATACACTGAGCATGTCTGTGGAAAAATATCCTGAAAGCGCGTCGTACACCTCGCAGACCGCCTCACCCAAGAAGGGGGAGGTCTTCCCGATCGTCGATCTGACCTCCTCGCGACCGATGTCTCGGATGTCGCAGAACGTCCCGAAGCGGCACTCGACCACGAAGCCGGCCTTCACCGTGAGCGCGTTAAGCTCCTCGATGGTCATCTCATTCACGTGGTTGGCAGCGTGGTGTACTCCGTCGTAGACCGGCGTCGACATCAGCATGGTGCCGCCGGGCCGCAGGCAGGCGAAGCAAGCCTTGAGCATCGCCTGTCCGTGCCTGACGTGCATGTGCTCGATGCACTCCAGGTGGACCACGACATCAAAGCCATTCGCGTTGTCGCCACGAACCAGCTCTTTCCAGCGCTCCACAAAATTGAACTCGGAATGCAGCGTCAGCCGCTGCGCGTTGCTCGGCTTGAGCTTGTTCAGGTCCACGCCGGTGTAGTGCTTGACGTGCGGCGCGATGCCTCCGGTCAGGATGCGAGCCAACGGGATCTCGCTTCCGCACCCGATTTCGAGGACGTTGTCCTCAGCTGTGATGAACCGCTTGGCAAAAGCCCAGCGGAACGCATGCGCGAGGTAGTCGCGGTGAAGCGTCAAACCGTGGCCTCCCTCGTGGAGGCTGGTGGTGTCGTACTCGCGGGTGTTGCGCTCTCGTGCTCTTGTCGGCCCAGCCATTTGTTGCTCCTCTAACGGCCCAAGGGCGCCGGGCTCTTAGAACCCGGCGCCCTGCTCAGCTTGCTTCCTACTCCGCGGCCGGAGTCTCTCCCGCCTCGTCCTTCGCCTTCGGACTCGGCTTCTTGGGGCCGCCCTTGCGCTCCGGCGGGTTCAGGCCGGCCTTCTTCAGCTTGCTGCGGTAGAAGGCGATGTCAGTCTCGTGGCCCTTGTTGAACTTGGCGTTGACCTTCTTGAAGATGACCTCGTCGGAGAAGTTCCCCGCCATGATCAGGTCGCGGTACATCTGCGCCGCGCTCTCGCGCGGCGCCTTGGGCCCCTTCTCCGCCTTCGCCTTCGCCGCCTTCTCGCGCAGCTTCGTCTTGACCTCTTCCGACATCTGAACCTTTCCTACCCTGACCTGCGCCAGGGCTGCGTCTCGCTCACCTGAGGTGAGCGAGACAATGGGTCCCAGGACATCCAGGACCTCAGCGGTGGCTCCGTAGCTCTTCGCGAAGGCGACGAATTTCGCCACGCCCTTTGCCACGGAGTATTGCTCGATCACCTGGTAGCGCTTGTCGAACTCCTCAGCCCGAAGGCGCTGGGTGAAGAGCCCCTCGGACGGGGTGAAGGTCGTGAACTCCACCTGACGCTCGGTGCGGCTGAGCTCCAGGCAGACGTGCTGGAGGCAGTCCGCGTACAGGAAGACCCCAGCCTCCTCCGCCCGCGCCTCCGCGGCGGGGTCGGTCGGCGGCCAGTGGCGGGGGCCAGGCAGGGGCGGCTGGTTGGGGGCCGCAGAGGCCTGGCGCGTGGTGACTCGTCTCTTCATGGGTTGTCTCTTCTCCGAAGAGCTAAGCTAGCATGTCGCTGCGCGCAGGTACATCTGGGATCTTACGTGGAGTTGAGCTCGCAGATGAGCACCGCGAGCCCAACAAACACAACGTCGACTGAGAACCAAAGCGCTATCTCAGACGCAGGCGCGCGGATCAGGATCCCCAGCGAGATCAGCGCGCAGTCGACGCAGCGCCTCGCCAGCAAGGTCCACAGCTTGCTCATCCTTGGATCCCCAGCCTCGCGAAGTTCTCAGGCGTCCGGTGCGTCGGGCAGAGGTATCCGTGCCGGCGATCCATGTTCTCCACCCCGCAGCCAGGGATCGGGCAGGGCTTCGGTGGGGACGCCGCGCGCTGCCGCCCGGGCTCGAGCGAACCGCCCGTCTTACGTGGCGATGCCAGCTTCGGCGGGCGGAAGAGCTGCGGAGGCGGCGGGTGGAGGAACTGCTCCTTGAGCAGTGCAAGCTTCAGCTGACCGACCGCGCCGTCGCGCTCCGCGAGCGCACTGTGAAGATCGAAACCGAATTGGGTGACCAGCCTCTTGAGCTCAGCGTCGGTGGGCGATGCCTTCTTGCCCTCCGGTTTCGGAGGCTCGCGCCGGAAGAACGCCTCCATCGCGGCGACCTGCGCTTCGGCAAGCTCCAGGTCGCGCTTGCCGACCAGCGCGGCGAGGTCTTGCCCGAACTTGGCGACCAGCTCCTTGAGCTTCTGGTCCGGGTCGGCGGGCGGGGTAGGGGTAGGGGATACCTGCGGGGTCTCGGTCATCGGTCTTACCTCCTGAGCTGCGAGCAGCTCTAGCACGAGCGAGAAACGACGTACAACGAAAAGGAACCTACGCCTGCTCCTCCCCGAGGAGGAAGCTCGCCGCGCGCAGCGCGCCGGCGCGGTCAGCTCTGGGCAAGCCTAGTATCTGACGAACCAGGCGTAGATAGCCATCCGCCGGCTCACGCTCCGCGGCGAGCCCGGCCTTGAGCTCCAGCAGGTACCCGAGATCCTGGGTGGCGCGAACCTCGGGTGAGATGCTTGGGTCCCCGGGCCGGTTGAGGAGCTCGGCGAGCTCCGGGGCGGGGCGGAGGGTCTCGATCTGGATCATCGGCAGGCCTTCTTAGCCGCTTTGGCCAGCATATCATTTATCACCCTGAACACGTACTCACCTTGGTCTTCAGCCAGATCCCCAAGTGCAAGCTCAAGCGCGGTTGAAAGCGCGGGGTCACAGACCTCGTAGTACTCCTGTTTGACTTCCTCAAGAGCGTCTTGGGCTTCGGTCAAAGCATCAACTGCCTGTGACAACCTTTGAACCCAAGCTTGTCGCGCCTTGATCTCTTTTTTGTTGTAGGTCTTCATGTGTTTTACCTCTCTCTCTGGCGACGACCGCCAGTGACTAACGGGAACGACGCTTTGCGAGCTGCTTCAGCCCCTCGAACAGGGCCGCCTGCGTGTGCTCCTTGTCCTTGAGCGCCTCGATCACCAGCTCATCCACTGTGTTCCGCGCAACAAGCCGGTGGACGATGATCCGCTTGGCGGTAGACCCCTGGCGACGTAGCCGCCCGAGGAGCTGCATGTCCAGCTCCAAATTCCAGCTGGAGCTGTACCAGCAGAGGTGCGACGCGCCGCCCTGCTGCAGGTTCAACCCGTGCGCGGCGGACTGCGGGTGCACGCAGAAGACCGGGAGCTTACCTGCGTTCCAGAGCTGCACGAGCTCATCCGCCCGCTTTGGCGAGACTCCGCCGCTCAGGTGCGGCACGTCGCCGAGCTTCTCGCGGATCCTCTCGAGGTCGTGGCGGAAGTCAAACGCCACGAGGAGCGGCGCGCCTTGCAGCTCCTCCACCAGATCGACCAACGCATCGGTCTTCTCGTGATGCAGGTGGATGACCTCCTTGACCGAGGCCGGCGGCTTCAGCAGCTCCTTGACCTCTGCGTCGATGTACACCCCGCCAGAGCAGATCTGGCGGCACTTGGTGGAGGCCGCGGCGGCGTTCGCCGCGACCACAATCTGCGCGTCAATCTCGGCGAGAAGCGTGTCCTCCATCTTGTCGTAGATCTTCCGCACCTTGGGCGGCAGGTCGATCAGGATGGTGTTCTCGACGAGCTCCGGCAGCTCCATGTAATCCCCCGCGGCCATGCGGAGGCAGAGCGGCGCGATGCGTTCATAGATCCGCTGCTCCGCGCCGGGCTGCGGGGCCCAGGTAAAGCCGTCGTAGCCCAATGTGAAGTACTGCATCCGGTAGTGGGTGATCCACCGCCCTAGAGCGTTGCCAGTGTCCAAGGCGTACATCTGACCAAACAGGTCGAGCAATCCGTTCGCCGCGGGCGAGCCCGTGAGGCCCCAGCGCCGCTTGAAGGTCGGCAGCAGATGCTTGATCGCGCGGAAGCGGTTGGTGGAGACATTCTTCATTTTGGACAGCTCATCAAACACCACGAGGTCAAAGCCCAGGGATCGCCAACGCTTGAGGTCCGGGACCACCTTGGTCCGGCCGCTGGCCACCTTGGTCTTCGTGGTCCCGGCAAGCCAATCCAGCGACTCGTAGTTCGTGATGTAGATGTCGGCTTCCTCGTGCAGCTGCTCCTCCTTGTCATGACCGTGGAGCACGCGATAGGTCAAGCCGTTGAAGTCTGTCCAGCGCTTGATCTCCGCAGGCCACACTGAGGTCGCGACACGAAGCGGCGCCAAGACTAATGTCTTCTGCACGAGGCCCTTGGCCTTCAGGATCTTGATCGCCGCGAGGACCGTGGCCGTCTTGCCCAAACCCAAATCTAGAAGAAGCCCAGCGCAGGCGTGCTCGAGGAGGAACTTCACCGCGCGACGCTGATAGGCGTGAGGTTTCCAGGGTTCTGGGGGTCTTACGAAGATGTCCGAGTCAACTGTATCTAGGTCGCCACGCAAGCGCCGCCTCCAGGTGTTTTACTACATCTTCAACGTTGTCGCACACCGCTGTAGGATACCCAAGCTCGTTGAGCTCCTTGAGGTGGTAGAGCTGCTTCGCGCTTAGCTCGCCTCCAGGAGCTTTGAACTCTATAAAATACGCCCGACCTTGCGGTAGGAGAAAACAGCGATCCGGCCACCCAGTCTCTCCGCCCCTCGGGGCCGCGAGCTTAATGCTCCGAACGCCGAGCCGCAGGGCGAGCCTGACCGCCTTGCGCTCGATGGTGGACTCGCGGGTGGCGCTCATGGCCAGCTCAGGTATTCGTCAAGCATCCAAGACTTATCAGGCAGCACCGGCTTCTCCTCGATGACCTCAACGGTGATGCGCACGCGCTTGCCGTAGAGCCCGGTCAGCCACGCTTGGCACCAGACCAGCTTAATCGGCTCACGTGAGATGACGAGGTAAGCGTCCTGCGAGCGCAGCTCGTTCTCACGCCCAAGCTCGCCCTCGAAGATCCGAGTCTCACTCATCCGAACCTCCAAGCAATCCAAAACGCCTCCTCCCACGCTGCGCGCAGCGACCGCCATCCTTCAGATACCGGATCGCCCAGCTGAAGTCACCTGTCCCTGCGCGCATGACATCTTCTCCTGGTGTGAGTGAAATGGCTTGGCGATGTCTCGCCAGTCCACAATGGAAAATGTAGGGCTCCGGACCGCGTCGCCGTGCCGAATGCTCTCCTTGGCGACCCCGGCGAGGAACTCGGCGACGCAAGGCAAAACGGAATCGCAAATGTCGATTTCTGAGGCCGCCCTGAACTCGTCAGGGTACGTCGTGAGCCGCATCAGCTCGCGCATCGTGACCCAGCGCTCGCCGCCAGGGTGCAGCTTGTGGCCGCCGCGAAGCACTGTGCCTGACGGTCCGTCCCACCGAAGACGCTGCACGAAGGTGCTTGGGCGTGGGCAGCCTGCAGGCCACCCGCCCGGAGGCTCAGCCGCCGCGAGCGGCCCGAACGGGGGCACGCGCTTGAGCAGGTAGCGCCAGCGGTCATCGCGATTCCACGCCCCGGTCGGGATCTCCCAGTGCTGGAAGGGGCCTCCGACCAAACGGTCCTGGAGCGGTCGGTCGACGAGGTCACCGATCGCGTCGCGCACCGTGCTCACCCTGGTAGGAGCGGGGGCTTGCGGCAGGGCGAGCTGGACCTTGTGCGCAAGGAAGTGGAAGCGCTGCCGGCGGCAGGGCGCGCCGTGCAGGAGCGCGTCGGTGAGGAGCCAGGTTACTGAATACCCAGCCTTCAGCCACCTGTCTCGATACATCTCGTAGCGAGCTCGGCCGTAGGTGTAAGCGTTCTGGACTGATTCACAGATGAAGATCTGCGGGCGCAAAGCCAGCGCGGCCTGATGCGTAGACTCAGTCAGCTCCAGCAACGGATCCTTCAGACGATCTGCGACGGTCTTGCCACGACGCCCAACCTGATCGGGGTTAGTTCGTCGGCTGTATGAACTCGCGTCGGAAAATGGAACACATGGCGGGTTCGCATAAACTAGGAGAACCTTCCCGGCATACTTTGAGATTGGCCACTCAGAGGGTCTGCAGATCGGCCGAGCAATTCCTTGAAAGTTCAGATCGAAGGTGCGACGACCTAAGGCTATCTCTTCCCACTGCTCAACCACAGCGAAATGTTTCAACATGCCCAAAGTCTGGCCGCCGCCGTAGATATTGATTCCAAGTGCTTTGAGTTTGAACCTTTGGTTGGGTTTGAACATTAGTAGTTCTCCAGGTAGTTTGCCGCAGCTCGAAGAATCTCAGGGCTGCGCCTCGCTGATCCCTGGCCCGAAGACCTCGACCTGACATCTGACCTCATCCTCATCCTCCATCTCACGCTCTCCCTAGGGTGAACTGGGTAAACATTGGTTCGGCGCCGACCGCCTGGCCCACAGCCTCATACGCCGCCTTGAGCTTCACCGCATCCCGACGCTCGTAGAGCGCCTGCAGGACGTCGTGGTCCTCCTGGGACACCGCGACGATCTTGACCATCAGGATGTCCTCCGCCCAGAGCTCGACGAAGATCGCCCGAGGCGGCGGCGCGACCACGGTCCGGAAGTCCTTGCCGCCGTTGTGGCGAAAGGTTCGCGCCGCGCGCTTCCCGTCGAGCTCCGCCTGCAGATTGCTGATCGGGCCGTAGGTCCGGATGTTGACGCGCATGCGGAGCTCCTTAGAACAACAGCTTGGCCGAGGTGAACCCCGCCGCGTGCGGGTGGCCGCCTCCGCCGTGGCGCTTGGCGATGACCGAGACGTCAAGCCCGCCCTCCGCCGAGCGGAGCGAGTAGGTGAACAGCCCGTCAGCGCGCTGCGACCAGCCCACCGCGAACGGATGGCCCTGGCAGAGGGCGGAGCTCGACGTTGGCCTCGCCGAGGGCCCGCGCGCAGACCCAGCGCAGAACCCATCTCTGCAGGAGGCGTGATACAGAACCAAGGTTTTGCTCATGGCTCCAAACCCTCCTTCTCGCAGAACCAGGAGGCGAGGACCAGCTTGCCCTCGCTTCCCTCCTCGTACACCTCGCTGTCGTCGTCGATCACGCTCTTGGGGACCCAGACCTCGCGGCCGTCCTCGAGCTCGACCAAGAGGGCCTTGAGGGTCTCCTTCTTGCCTTTCGCGTGCGGGAAGGACTCGGTGTCAGACATGTGAGGTCTCCGCTTACGTCGCTTGCGCCTAGTACGCGCACTGCCCGCCGCCGTTCGCCGCGTTCGCCTTCCTGAACCAGCACCATTTGCAGTACTGGTTCGGCCGGGCCGGAAAGATCGTGTCCACCAGCATCGCGCTCGTCCGCTTCACCCAGAGCGCCTTGAGCCGCGGCACGTCAGCCGGAGTGTACTCGGGCTCCTGGCCGTCCGGCGGGTGGAAGACCCCGGCGTCGAGGAAGGCCAACCGCACCTTGACCTTCTTGACCTTCGGGAACTTGAGCAGCGCGGCGAGCGCGTACAGCTCCAGCTGGAACATGTACTTCTCGACGTTCTCCGAGTCCTCGCGATACTTGCCTGTCTTCCAATCCCAGATCACAAGCGTGTCCTTGCCCTCGGTGAACGCCACGTCTGTCTTCACACGCAGCCACGCGTTGTTCCAATCATCCCACGTGGTCTCCGCCCAGCCCTGGGCCGGGCTCTTGAAGGTCCAGGTCTCCTCCACCACGACGCCGTCGTGGTTCTTCTTGGCGTACCGCTTACGGAGCATCTTGAACTCCTCCGCGAAGCGCTCGAGCTCAGGCGGCAGCGGCGAGGCCGGGATGAGGCCCTTCACGTACTGCTCGGCGGCCTCGCCGATCTTCGCGCCGCGCTCCATCTGCGGGCTCGACGGCTCCTTGAGCTTGTCGATGAACGACAGCCGCGCCTTCAACGGGCACTGAGCGTGTTTGTCCCAACGGCTGAATGACCACGCGGTCAGGACCTTGAGCTTCTTAACGGGCATTAGCGCGTACTCCTTGGGGCGTTATGCCCGTTGACTCGCGGAAGAGACTGGTTCAGCTTAGCTAGGCGCTTCGCGTACCGATGTCGTTGAGCTCGCGTGGGTGGCGGGAAGTTCTTCCAGACCTCATGCTCCTTCTGGTGGCAGCTCTTGCACAAAGTCTCGCTGTTCTCAGCTGAGTTATCGCCTCGATCGCGGTTTCGATGATGTACCAGCAAGAAGCGCTTGCTTGCGCAGCGTTCACAGGCTTTCTTCTTGTGCTTGCGATATGCGCCGCAGTCGTGGTTTGGTGCGCTAGGATCCCAGCTGTGGTGGGTTGGACCTGACCCCTGCCCGTTGCCGGTACCGACACCTGGTTGCTTGATCCGCCCATGCGCTACAGCCCAGTCATAGGCCCGCTTGCTCAGAACCTCCCGAGTCCAGACCTTGGCTTTGCAAGCCGCGCTGCAGTACTTAGCACAATGGCCTGTCGGCTGAAAGACCTTTTGGCAAACAACGCAAGGCTTTGGTTTGATCACTCGCATCGCAGATACCTCGACCAGCTACCCTACCTTGTGCGTGTAAGAATGTAAACTTCTTTTCTTACTCGCACTCCTTCATCGTCGTCCAGCTCTCACCAACTTCGCCGTCAGAGACAACAGGCACGTCCAAGCCGCCTGAGGCGTGCATACACTCGCGCAGGACCGCCATGGTCTCCCGCCACGACGTCTTCGGCGCAGAGACCAGGAGCTCATCGTGCACCGAGGCCAAGAGCTTCCCTGGCGTGCCAGCTGCGTGGAAGGCAATCATGGCATCTTTTGTCTGATCAGCGGCCGATGGTTGCACCAAATAGTTCAACATTTTGTAAGCGAACGTTCGGATCTTCCCGTCCACGATCTTCGGCGGCTCCACATAGTACTCACGACCGCCGATCGTGTGGATCGGCTCATTCACTGCTGCGCGCCGATTCAGGTCCGCGATGAGCGCCTTGACCCCAGGCAACGCGCCGAGATAGGCCGCCTTCAGACGCTTGGCCTCGTCATAGGCGCAGCCCAGGCCCAAGGCAAGCTTGGTCAAGCCACTTCCGTAGAGGATGGAGAAGCCGATCGTCTTGGCATCCTTGCGGGTGATGGGAATCCCGGTGGTCTTCGTAATCAGGTCCGCGGCGAACTGGTGCAGGTCCAGACGCGGATTTGCCTGGTAGGCAGCCATCATCGGACCGTTCTCGAAGTGCGCGAGGATCCGCAACTCCTGCGAGGAGAAGTCTCGGCCAAGAAGCAGGTCGTGCGGGAAAGGCAACACATACCGCCGAACCTGCGGAAGCTTTGGCAGGCCTTTGAACGGCGCAGCCGGGAGCTTAAGCTTTCGCTGCTCCAGCGCGGTGACCTCGTGCTTGAACCCCGGCTTGAAGGTCAGCGGGATGTTCTGAAAGTTCGGTGTTGAGGACAGCCGACCGGAGCGCGTGCCGCCGCCGGTGCCTCGTACCTGGTTCCAAGAGGTGAAGATAAGACCCTGCGAGGTCTCAGCGGTCTGCAGCCAGGGTTCCATGAAGGTATGCAGGCAGGTCCCGAGCTGCGTCCGGTAGGTCAGCGTCGCGAGGAGCTGCAGATCGGTCACACCGAGGAGCAGCGACTCCTTTGCTGTGCTGACCTTGCCGGTCGCGGTCTTCGGCATCTTATCCGGATCGCAGACCCCCGCAGTAACCATCGCCTCAACCAGCTGAGCACCGCTGTCCAGATTCAGCTCGGGACCCGCGCGCAGCCGCTTCAGGCACCAGGCATCGAGCCGCGCGCGCCAGTCAGTGTAGCTTGCGACGTCCGCGCGCAGCTGCGCTAGGTCCACCGGCAGCCCGCGACGCTCAGCCTCAAGGAGGATCGGCATCAGCCGCCGCTCCCGGTTGTATGCGTCGAGCATGCCGCGCGCGACGGTCCGCGGGTAGAGCAGCTCGAAGAGCTTCACCGTCCGATTCGTGTCGCCGCACGCGTACCTGCCGACGAGGTCGCCGGGCGCATACGGGAGGTACTTCATGAAGTACGTCGGCGAGCTCTCGCTCTTTGAGATCTTCACGCCGGGCACCGGCTGATGCGCGAGGAGCCAGTCGCAGACCTCGTCCTTCTCCTCCGGCGGCATGTTGAGGAGCCGCTCTGCCGCGGGCTTCAGGGCGAGCTTGGGCTGGTGCGGGTCATCGAGGAACAAAAGGTACATGGTATCCTCGACCTTGTCCCACGGCAGCGGCGCGAGGCCGAAGAACGTCTCCGCCTCGTCCACGTCAAACTTGGCGTTCTGGCAGAGCAGGCCGTGGGTCCGTGCGTACCGCCACGCCTTCGCGAGCGCCTTGCTCGCCTGGGCGAACGTGCAGCTGTTCGCCGACGCGTGGCCCCAGGCGTAGTACCTGGGCGCCTCACCGGGGTACTGGATGGCGACGCCGCAGGGCTTGGGCGGGTACGCCGGGCGCTGCTCGATCGCGTCTGACTCGAAGTCCACACAGACTGGGCGGGGGAGATTCACGAGAGCTCCTCGGACGGGATGATCAGCCGCGCCTTGAGCGCGTCTCGCTCTGAGCGTAGGCTCTCGTTCAGCTGATCAGCCTCGGTAAGACTCTCCCGAAGAGTCTTGACCTTCGCTTGCTCAACCTCCAGCTCTTCACGCACCTTCGCTCTATCTACCTCCATCACACCCAGAATCCCCTGGTGCTTGAGGTGCTGCGCCGCAAGCCTTTTGCCCACCTCCTCCGCGCTGACCATCTCAAGCTCAGCCGCGGCCTCGCGCACCAGCTTGTCCGGCACACGCTCCAGGTTCCGCATCATCTCATGACCATCCTCGCGGTCGCCGAAGACGCAAGTCAACCGCTCAGCGGCCTCAGCCAGGCTAGGCGCCACCGTACACCCGGTAGAGCCGCACGGCGTCTGCGCGACGCGGTTCAGGCGCATGGCCATTGCCACAAAGATGGGCATCTGATATTCTCCGAGAAAGGAAGCCGGTTCACTCTGGAACCGGCAAGGTCACGTCTGGGTTCGCGCGGTTGACCCCGTGACGTCTTGGGGCGGAGCCGGGAGATGGCGCAACCGGCCGCGCGGATCTTGCTAGTACCGGCTCTGGCCGCCCTTGCTCGGAGGCTGGCGGGACTGCTTCTCCTGCTTGCCCTTGGCCGGAGCAGTCTCCTCACCGCCGAGCTGGTACGGGAACTCGATGAGCTCCTTGGCCTCCTTGGCGCGAGCGCTGATCGCCGCGAGCAGCTCGTTGGGCACCGTGCCGAGCGCCGAGAAGCTCACGCTGATCTGCTTCTTGGGGTCCGGGGCGACCTTCACGAGGGTGAAGACGCCGAACGGGGGCCGCTTGAGCGCCGCCGCGAGCTGCTTCACGTACTGTGCGAAGCCCTTGAGGCCGGTCGGCGAGAGGCCGAAGTAGCCGACCTGCGCGGTCTGGTAGTGCTCCGGTGCCTCGATGGGAATGAACTTCCCATCCTTGCCGAACTCGCCCGCGCTGATCATCGCGATGCGCCGCCGGTTGGAGCACGCCTTGCCCTTGCCCTTGTCCGCGCTGCCCCACTCGTTCTGCGGACAGCCCTTGCAGGTCTCGTGCTTCGCGGTGCCGGCCTCGACGACCAGCTTGTGGGGGGCCAGCTTCAGCTCGTCGCGGCCGAATGCGTAGCACGACGGGCTCTCCGGGTTGTCCGCGTCGAAGTCGCCCTCGTAGAACTTGTTTTCCAGGATGTGGTCGAGGATGACCACCCCCATCTGCCCGCCCGGGAGCGCGGCGCCCTGCCAGGTGAGCACGCCCGCGCGCGTGCTGAAGAACTGCCCGCCGCCGGCGTTCGCCTCCATGTCCGCCGCGAGCTTGGCCGCATTGGCCAGCTCCTGATCCCAGTTCGCGAGCGCCTCGGTCTTAGCTTCCACCTTTTCCTTCGCCATGCTGTGGTGCCTCGTCGTACGGGGTAACCCGTCACGTGTCACTGCGCCGGAGGCCGCCGGCGCGCGGTGTTCAGATCTTGTTAATGCTGACGCCGACAGTGTTGAACTTGCTCACGCCGGGGATCTCCTTGCCCTCATCCCACATGTCGCGAATCGCGGCGTCGCTGAGCCGCTTCTGAAGGAGATCGAAGCGATTCGTCTTTTTCACGAACGCGAAGAGCTTGTCCTGGTCGTCGATGCGCGGCTGCTCCTTGCAGACCACAGTCACCCTCGCGAGCTTCCCCGTGACGCCGGAGGCCTCCGACTTCGGAAGCTCGTTGATGATCTTGTCCTTGAGCTGCGTCTCCTGCGCCTTCAGCTCGTCCACCAGCTTCTGCACCTCGTACCGCTTCTGCTGGGTGGTGTAGAGCAGATCCGCGCACGCCCCGAGCTTCGCCGGGACCTTGAAGATCTCGATCTTGGCCATTTGTCTCTTCTCCTAAGTGCGACCGTAGCACGCCGCGGCCGCGAGGTACATCTGTGAAATGCCTTTAGACATTCCACCCCAGCTTCCGCAGCTGGTCCAGAAACCCGCCCGGGACATCCGGCGCGTCGAACACCTCCTGATCAAGCGAGCTGAGCCCACCATCCAGGAGGTCCGCCGCCCACGCCCAGACCGCCTCATCCGCCCTCACAACCAAGTTAAGGCGCTCCGAGCCCTCCCCGAAGTACTCCTCCAGCTCATCACGAGCTTGCCGCGCCGCCTCCAGCGCCCAGCGCGCCTCCGGTCCGAGCCCGTCAAACCGCTCTGCGAGCTCCACACTTGCCTCCGCGAGGGTCATCTCACACCTCCTCAACCGGCGCGCCGGTCTCCAGGGACATCGCCACCGCCCGCAGGTTCGCGATCACCGCGTCCTGGCCGCAGGTCCCGAGCGTCACCGCGTCGTGGCTCTCCGGGTCGTACACCGCGACGATCACCTGCAGCCCGGCCTGCGCGGCGACCACTGTCGGCGCTTGGAACAGCTCACGAGCCACCTCAGCTAGCTCCTGGTGCGTCATCTCTGCTCTCCTCGCGCTCTGACGCGCGCCACAGCCACCGAGCTACCTCGATGGCTGTGGCGTGCCTCGGAGCTCCTACGCCACCAGAGCTCTTTTTCTCGCCCATGTCTCCTTGATCTTCTTCTGGAAGCTAGCGCGCGAAGCCGGCGAAAGCGGGCTTCTCCGACCTCGGCTTGCATCCACCTTGCGCTTCACCTCAGGACGTGCCATCGCTCGTTTGATGGCAAGCTTATGGCTTGCGGGAAGTTTCCGCCCCTTGAGAGCCTCGCTGAGCTTCACTTTCTGCGCCTCAGACATAGGACCTTTCTTTCGCCCGCGAGTCTTTGCGCTGATCATCGCTCGGTGCTCCTCAGTCCACATTTTCTTTGTGATACGACTTCTGCGTTTACACGCCTCAGGCGAGAATCTGTACCCCTGCATGCTATGAGCTACTGGTCGGGCGTTGTAGCCCTTAGGCCCAAATGCCTCAAGCTTGTCAATCCAGTGTTGCTCACGTTGATCAAGCTTACTTGGCGAACAGCACTCAAGCACCTCAAAAACAAATGCTTGAGCGCCATACTTCTGCCACGCCTGGAACAAGTGTGGATTGCACAGCTCAGGCCTGTGCGCGAGGTTATATTGATGGTGCTTCCAACGGCGGTTAAGATCTACCGCTTGGCCAACATACACCATCATTGACACCAAGCACCTGATGACGTAAATTCCAGAGTCCCTTTTCATGGAGGGACTCTATCACACCTACTACGAAAGTACACCTACATGATCTCAGCGTTCTTCCCAAGATTATTCACCCACCCAAGGCCGTTCTCCGCGATGATCCGCGACCCGATCTTCTCCTCACGCTCTTGGAGGAGCCAGTTATCTGCGTGCTGTGCAGCCTCAGTGATCGCGCTTGACAGGCTCCACACTGTCAGTGGTCCCTCGG